TGAAGAAAAACAAAAAAGTGGAATTATAAAAATGAAAATGAATTTTTAGAGTATTTAACATCTAACGGATATAACAACTTAGTTAGAGTTAAAAAAGAAATAGACAAGACTAAAATAAAAAAAGAATTTATACCTAAAGATGATGTAGTAATTAATAAAAATACAGGCGAGATATTACCGTTTATAGATGTAGTGGAAGAAGAAACTATTAACGTAAAGGTGGAAGATTAATGGAAGGATTAGAACTTTATAACAAAGTAAGAGAAGTACCCGAAAAGGCTAAAAAATCAATAACAGCTGGAAGACTTAAAGGCATGACAGATATTAATCCAATGTGGAGAATTAAAAAACTTACAGAAGAGTTTGGACCTTGTGGAATAGGTTGGACATATGAAATAACCAAACAATGGATTGAAGAAGGTTCTGAAAATCAAAGAATTGCTTTTACTAATATTAATTTATATATAAAATACAATTCTGAATGGTCCAAGGCTATTCCCGGAACTGGTGGAAGTAGTTTTATTGCTAAAGAAAGAAGTGGAATGTATACTTCAGACGAATGTTTTAAAATGTCTTTGACTGACGCTATAAGTGTTGCAAGTAAAGCGTTAGGAGTTGGAGCAGACGTGTATTTTGAAAAAGATAAAACTAAATATACACCTAATAATCAAGGCGATATTCCGCCCTCAACTACTACGGACCGACCAAATAATAAGCCTTACACTTGCAGTAAATGTAAAGCAAACGTACCCGAAAAGGTAGCTAAATATAGTTATTCTAAATTTAAAAAAGTGTTATGTTTTGATTGCCAAAAGAAGGAGGGTTAATATGTTAAGTTCAACCTTATATGCAGATAAGGAAACAGAGTTAACTATGGATCAAGATGATAATAGATTTTGTTTAAAGCTAGGGAATTTATTTGAGTGTGATTTGTCTATAGTTGGACAAAGAGAAGTATTTGAAAAACTATTAGAACTGATAGAACAAAATTTATATGATGAAGATACAAACAACGAACTATATGAAAAGTTAGTAGAAAAAGAATTACTTTTAGAACAGGCAGAAAGTCAAATACAAAGTTTAGAAGATAGAATAGAGTTTCTTCAAAGGGGGTAATGACAATAGCAAATAGAAGAATGTTTAGCTTATCAATTATAGACACAGATTTGTTTTTAGATATGCCATTAAGCACACAAGCATTGTATTTTCATCTTAGTATGAGGGCGGATGACGACGGATTTATAGGGAATCCAAAGAAAATACAACGTATGATAGGGTCTTCCGAAGATGATATGAAAGTTTTGATAACTAAACAATTTATAATACCTTTTGAAAGTGGTGTTTGTGTAATAAAACATTGGAGAGTACACAATTACATTCAAACAGATAGATACAATGCAACATTCTATAAGTTAGAAAAATCAATGCTTTATGAAGAAAATAAAACTTATAATCTATCTTTGGATACAAAATGTATACAAAATGATTCCAGTATGGATACACAGGTTAGGTTAGGTAAGGATAGGTTAGAGATAGAGTTAGGTAAGGATAGTATAGAGGTAGAAGAAAAAAAAGGAAGAAAGAAAAAAGTTACTAAGAAAACTTATGACCAAATTATTGATGATTACACAGATAATGAGGAACTTAAAAACACTATATTAGAATTTATTAAGATGCGAACTATGATTAAATCTAAAATGACAGATAATGCATTAAATCTAATGCTTAATAAATTAGACAAGCTAAGTAATGATAATGAAATTAAAATTAAAATATTAGAACAATCTATTATGAATAGTTGGAAAGGTATATTCCCATTAAAAGAAAGCAACTCTACAAAACAAAATATTAGTGATATAGATTCTAATAATCCATTTTTAAATATGTTGAATGGGGGTATGTAAATGACACCAGAAGAAACTATAAAAATATTAAGTATTATAAAGGCAGCATACCCACAATGGGCTAGAGATTTAAAGCCTACGGATGCTAAAGCTATGGTTAACTTATGGAGCAGTATGTTAGAGGACTATCCATATAACGTAGTACAAGTAGCCATTAAAAAGATTATAGCAACTAATAAGTTTCCACCTTCAGTTGCGGAAGTAATAGAAGCTATAAACTATATAAAAACAGGCGGGAAAAGCGAAATGACAGAGATTGAAGCGTGGGGACTAGTTAGAAAAGCTATTAAAAATTCTGCTTATAATGCAGAGGAAGAGTTTAATAAACTACCACCTAGAATCCAACAAGCTATAGGAAGCCACAACATACTCCATAATTGGAGCCAAGAGAGCATTAATGGTATAGAAACTGTTATAGGGTCAAACTTTATGAGAAGTTATAAACAAACGGTAATAAGAAAAAAAGAAGAAAAGCAGTTACCGCAAAGCATTAAAACTATGTTAGGGAATATAGGTAATAAAATGATTGAGGGGGATAAATAAATGCACTTAATGATTTTAGATAAAGAAGAAACATTACCAGAAGAACTCCTAAAGCTACAGGAAGAATTTAAAGAAGTTAAGGAAGCAATTATAAATGGAGATAAAGAAAACACTACAGAAGAGATATTGGACTTAATGCAGGTATGTGTTGGAATGTTAGATACAAAAGTAAAAACAGAGAATATGGACTTAGAAAAAGAACTTAATAGGCATAACAGGAAGCTATTGGGTAGAGATTGGAAAAGTAAAGGAAAGATTATTATAAAAATTAATTCGTAATTTGAAATTTTTACGACGTAAAGGTAGGTGATAAGATGCCAACAATGAAAGAACTTCAAACATTGCAAAAATTGGATTATGAAACAAAGAATAAGAAAACAGATCTTAGGATTATAGAATGGGTTGAATATTGGGGTGTTGATAATGTAGCAGTAAGTATATCGGGGGGGTTAGATAGTACCGTATTACTCCATAAAGTTAGAAAATTATATCCAGCTGTAAAAGCAGTATCTATAAAGGCTATAGAATGTAAAGAAAATTATAAGATAATAGATAACTTTGAGAATGTTATTATATTGAAACCTAAATATAGTCAAGTTGAGATCATAAAAAGATTTGGTTACCCATTAGGAAGTAAAAAGGTTGCTAAGTCAATCAGAAGATTACAAAATCCATCACCAAATAATTTAAAGAGTAGGAATTTAGCGTTAACAGGAATGACATCAAAAGGTAGGCCAGCACCGAGATTTAAGCTAGCTAAAAGATGGCTTAAATTTATAGATAGCCCTTTTAAAATTTCCGAGCAATGCTGCTATTACATGAAGGAAAAGCCATTAGCTGATTATGCTAAAAAGAATAATATACACTATCTCATTGGGACTAAAGCGGAAGATAGTGAAACACGTACAACAGGATATTTAAATACTGGTTGCAATTCCTTTACGAATACTGGTAATAGTACTCCTTTGGGATTTTGGACACATCAAGATGTATTACGATATACGGTTGAAAATAATCTAGATATTAGTGAGATTTACGGAGAGATAATTAAACAAGACAATGGAGAATATAAGACAACAAAAGCTAGTAGAAGTGGGTGTTTTATATGTGGATTTGGATTGCATATGGAAAAACAACCCAATAGATTTCAAAGGATGCAAGAAGATGATCCAGGATTATATAATTTTGCAATAAATAAGCTTGGATATGGTGAACTATTAGACTTTGCAGAAATTCCATATCGCATGGATCAGATACCTAAACAAATAAAATTCGGTGAGCAAATATCATTTTCAGATATTGATAAACCTCAGAAAAAAATAAATCTTGTATATAAAGATAACTTTGATGGGAAAGCAAAACATCATAAGTTTATTACAGAATCAGATATGCAAAAGTTTATATCTAATAATAAAGTTGAAGTTGTAGGGTGGAGTTAAGACACAATACAAAGATATTAAGTACCTATAGGTATATATCTAGGCACTTTTATACCTATAGTGTACTAGGGTAATAAAACAGTAATACGGGGTGATGGGATGAAAGAATGTGTAATATGTGGGCGACCTAACTCGGAAGAACACCATGTAATTTATAGGTCAGAATGTAGAGCATTAATTAAATGTAAAAAGAACTTAGTTTATCTTTGCCCAGTTCATCATAGAGAAAAGTTTGGGGTACACGGAAAATGCGGAAAAGAATTAAATAAGCAATTAAAACTAGAGTTTCAAAATTGGTTAGAAGAAACATTTATTAAAGAGGTTTATTGCATGGAAGAAATAAAGGACAAGCTAGGTATATCTACAAATGCAGTTAAAAGCCTTTCTAAGCTAATAAAACAAAAGAATGGTGTATTTACTAGAGAGAGTATAATAATCGCTTGTATGGGTGGTAAGCGAGTTTTATAAGGGGGAATTAAGTTGAGTAATAAAGAAAGAGCAGAGAAAACTTATATTTTGCTCCAGCAGAGAAAAAGAGATAGAGAAAGGGTTAAGAGAACAGATTATATGGACCATGTAATGCACAACATGGATAGGGTGTTAAAAAAGAATTATGGAAGGAAGGTAAGACAGATATGAAAATAGTTGTAGAAGGCAAACCAATGGGGAAACAAAGACCAAGGTTTAATAGTAAAACAGGAAGTGTACACACACCTTCTAAAACTGTTAATTATGAGAATTGGGTAAAACTATGCTACCAGCAACAATGTAAGGGAGAAAAGCTTACAGGGAAAATTACAGCTAACATAATGGCTTACTACCCAATACCTAAGAATACAAGCAAGATAAAGAAACATTATATGTTACTAGGTATAGAAAGACCAACTAAAAAACCTGATGTGGATAATATAACGAAAGTGGTGTTAGATAGCCTAAATGGACTAGCTTATGATGATGATAAACAAATTGTATCTTGTTGTATAAGTAAATGGTATGGAGAAAATCCGAGGGTAGAAGTTATTTTGGAGGAAGCATAATGGAGCTACAGAAACTAACAAAAGCTATATGGGACACAAGTAGAAGAATAGAAGATGGTGTTAATACTCTAGGCAAGAAAGCTAAGGAGTATGCAGAAGCTGAAAAGGAATATAGATTAGCTTTAGGAAAAGAGATTATGTTGTTAAGAGAGCAGAAAGTACAAGCTACATTGATACCCGACATAGCTAGAGGAAATACAGCAGAATTAAAGTTTAAAAGAGATTTAGCAGAAGCAACTTATAAGACTTGTAAAGAAATGCTACAAGCCTTACAAGCAGAATTGAGTGGTTACCAGAGCATTTTAAGAATCCAGCAAGATATATAAGGGGGATAAGTGTGGAAATAGGGGTTTTAAGAGTAAAAATAATACCATATAAAACCTTTAAAGAAAGAATCAAATTGGTCCGAGAAAATGAAATAAAATACAAAGTAGAAAATATGGATGGGTTTTTATATATGGTTAGGAGGTTTTAAAATGGGGAGAAAAAGGAAGCAAGTGAACTGGGAATTATATAAAGAGCTTAAAGAAAAAGGTTTAACAGATTTACAGATAGCGATAAAGATGAAAATGTCCCAAGGGCAGTTAGCAAAACAGAAAAAGATTAAAAAAGATGGTGGTGACCCTTATGATGATTAGAGCGATAGTCTATAGCTTAATAATTATAACAATTACCATATGGTTAGCAGTTAGAAATGAAAATAAATAAGGAGTGAGAATATGATAAAAGAATTGAATGATAGAAATAAACTTTTAAAATTAAACAGCATATTAGATGAATTTTTAGACAATGATGATTGTAGTGAGTTCGATTGCAAAACTTGTAAACATAAAAGAACATGTGATTTTATTTATAGATTAAACACTACATTAAGTATGAGATATTTAAAAAGATAGTCACAATTCAAATAATGGAGGTGCAAAAATGAATATATATCAAAAGGTTTTAAATAAAGCAGTTAAGAAAAATATGAAACTATATCCTGACTTTGAAAATGATTCATTTTATAAAAGAAGAAAATTATTTAGAAAATTAGTAAAGTTGCAGCTTAAGACAGAACTTAACCTATTAGGTATAAAAAATTAATACACATTTCAAAGATATTTAGTACAACAAAATAGGTGTAGAAACAAAACTTCTACACCTAAACTGTACTAGAGTATTAATAAAGTAATACGGAGGTTCTTATGGATAATGAAACAATGGTAAATCACCCTAAACACTATAATAGTGGAAAATTTGAGACTACAGATGTAATAGAAGATTGGAATTTAAACTTTAACTTAGGTAATGCAATTAAGTATATAGCTAGAGCAGAACACAAAGGAAATAAGAAAGAGGACTTAGAAAAGGCGGTTTGGTATTTAGAAAGAGAAATAAGTAAGGCGATTTATGAGGAGGATAAATAAATGGATATAAATAAAATAGCTAAGGAAATGACTAGAGAAGAATTTTTAGACAGCGATTATGTTAAAAGTGTAGATGAAGAAGGAGATTTTATAGAATATGAATGCTGTGGATATCATTTTCTTATAGATAATTGTTTATCTAACTGTAAAGAATGTTGGGAAAATGCAATAAAAGATATTAAATTTAAAGGAGATAGATAAAATGGTGCAAATAGAAAGTATGATAAATTTATATAAAAAATATGGATTTAATATGCCTATAAAATGTAAATATAAAAGGGATAAAAATAGGATATATTTTAGCAATGATTTTAAAGATGGAGAAGAAATTTATTTTTGCCATAATTGTAGTAAGCCAAGTGCTATAGCTAAAGGAAATGCTTTTTATAAAAATAAAAAAGGTACAAAAACATTAGTTAATATTTTAGAATTAAAAATAATTTAAATTGAATGGTATATTAAGGGAGGAATATTAAATGGTACAAATAAGTAGTGAAAGATTCTTAGAACTATTAAAGGCTGAGAATAAGCTAGATGCCTTAGAAGCTTGTGGAGTAGATAACTGGAGTGGTTATGAAGAACATACCCAATACAAAGCTACAAACGAAGAGCTACAGACAATAGTACAAAGATTTAGTGTTTAAGGGGGATTAAATGGACAAAGAAACATTTAGAAAGACAGAAAGAATGTTATATGTTTATTATAGAAATCTAAAAGAAATAGAAAAATTAGAATATATCTGTACTAGATTAGAACAGCAGAAAGAAAAGATAAGGAAAGACATACAAGAAACTAACATAGATTTAGAAGAAGAAAGTATATCAATAAGCTATTCAGAGAGGGTCCAGACTTCAAATATATCCAGTTATGTAGATAGAGAAATAGAAAGACAAATAGATAAGTTAGAGAATGAATGGAAGTTAATAAGGAAAAGGATATTGAAGAATAGAGCTAAAATAAGACAACTAGAAAGAGAAATAGCTCCTATTAATTATAATGTTAGTATGCTATCGGAGGAAGCCAAAAAGTTTGTAAAACTTAAATATAAGGATAAAAGAAGTGTGCCCTGTATAGCAGAGTTAATGTACGCAGGGGCTATAGCAACAGCATATAGAAAGAGAGAGGAAATTTTAGAAAATATGAATCAGTTTTACAAAGTTATTAGTTAGCTTATGAAGGAGGATTAAATGGGTAGTTTATTAATATTTTTAACAATAATAGCATTTATAATATTTTCTGCAATAGGGTGTATTACTGCTGCATTTGGGTTATATGTTTTCTTTAAATGGATTATAAGAGAAGATTGGCAAACAGATATAAGTTTTAATGTTGATTTACTTTTTATACTTTCTATAGTTTTATGGGGTATAGGTATGTTTATATTGTTTGCAATAAAGTTTGGCAAATAAGTGAGAAGAATTTGAGAAGAATTTGATAACATTTTTAATATATAAGATGTTATAATAGTAGTATAGAAAAAGGATTTTATCGTACAAATTAAAAAAGGTAACTGCAAAGCATCCATTAATTTGGGTGCTTCCTATTTTCTAGATAAGAATAATATGTTAAAATTACTATTGTGTATTGTACTAAAAGCACTTAGCTATAGTAGTTGTTATCCCCGACTACTGGCTAGGTGCTTTTTACTTACCTAGAATTGTCTAGGAGATTATATAAATTAAATAGATAAAGTTAGGCACTCAAACGAGTGTCTTTTTTTATATGCATTTTTAGGTTTGCAGGATAAAAACCTGCCACCTCCTAGGAGAAAAGAATAGTGGGGTAAGTTCCCACTGCTCCTAGATAAATAAATTCTTGGGAGGTATGTTAGTATGAGAATAGTAAAAGTTGAAGACATAAAAATAAAGGTATTTGAGAAAAAGGAATTGATTGAAAAGTTAGGGTTCATGGAAGAAGACGCAAAGTTAGTGATGAAGTATCAAAAGACATTCCCAGAGTTGCTACAGGATGGGATAGAAGGATTTGTAATTGATGCTGAAACCTTATGGGAACAGTTAGACAGACCACAAGGTGAATTTAACAAGTGGTTTAATAGGAAAATATATTCTAAATTCGTTAAAAATATTGATTTTGCCAGTAACGACAAGCTTGTCGACATTGAAAATACTAACTTAAAGAGACGTAAATCAACAGTGAAATTAACATTAGAAACCGCAAAACATTTAGCTATGTCAACAGGTATGGACAATAATTCTAGTAAAAAAGTAAGAGAAAAAGGTAATTTAGTAAGAAACTATTTTATTAAGATGGAAAAAGCTATTAGAGATTATGAACAATGGACGACAATAAGAGAACCTCAAAAGATAGGATATAAACAATTAAGCAAAGTATTAAATGAGAATTATAAACTATCTCATGAGGGTAAAGAATGTCCAATGTATATATACTCAAATGAAGCAGATATGTTAAACAGGGCTTTGATTGGAGATTCAGCAAAGAATATAAATAAGTTATTAGATAATCAAGATAAAGTAACTAGAGAACATTTAAATACAGAAATAAATAAAACTATAAGTGAACTTCAAACTATGGACATGGCACTGATTATGGCGGGATTAAAATATGAAGATAGAAAGAAAACCATAGAAAACATATGTAACACTAAATATATAGATGTATCACTTGAAGTTAAGGAATTAAAGAAAATAAGTTAGTTGTAAAAACATTAAAGGAGTTATTAGGCAGCAATAAATTAAGTTGTACACAACGTATTGTGGATAATGTGTATAACTTATACTATATATTGTGGTTATATTATAAAATTAATATTTAAAAAGGAGGGTGGCATTGTGAAGC